AAAAATCGCCGCCGGTGCTGGATATCCCCGCACAAGCCGCCGGTTCACGAGCGACTCGTTCGACGCTATCGAGTACGGTCTCGAGGAAGTTCTTCCTGATTCCAACCGCCGCGATCTCGACAGATTCTTCGACACCGAAGTGAACATCGCCGCGATGCTCCTTCGCCAAATCCAAGTCAGCCACGAGGCTCGTGTTGCTTCCGCAGCATTCGCCGCTAACGGTCTGACAGCGATCAGCGCCAGCGCAGCATATACTGACGCGAACATCACCAGTTTCGACGTTCCCGGTGACGTGGCCGCTGCTAAGCTCGAACTCGCCAAATACGGCGTTCTTGCTAACACCTTGATCATGTCCATGCCAGTGTTCGAGCGCATCCGTCGCTCCGCTAAAGTGCAGAACCAATTCTTCGGCATTGTTCCTTCGGATCAAAGCCGTCTCCTCAGCGAAGGCGAAGTTGCCGCCGCTGTCGGAGTTGATCGCGTTCTCGTTGGCCGCGCACCTAAAAACACAGCCAAAAAAGGCCAAGTGTATTCCGGTGGATTCATCTGGTCTAACACCTACATGGCACTCGCTAACACGGTTGGCGGTGACTTCTCAGGTGGTGGATTCGGTCGCACGATCGTTTGGGCCGCTGATAGTCCCGTGCCATTCGTTTCCGAAACCTATCGTGACGAAGCTCGCCGCGCCGACGTTCTCCGCGTTCGTCAGAACAGCGCCGAGAAAGTCATCGACGGATCGAGCATCATCCGCATCACGACTGGATACGTGTAAGATTCCCCGCAAGTAAGCATCGGAAAAGCCACCTCGAAAGGGGTGGCTTTTTTGTTTTTGTTGACATATATTTCAAGTGTAAACATGAACAAAAAAACGAAGCTGGTCGCAGGGCTTATCTGCGGCAACGAAGAGCCGCGCATCGAGCGATGCGTTAAGTCGCTGAAACAGATATGTGACGAGATTGTTGTCGTCCGCGCAATAGGAGCACTCAAACCAGATCGCACGATCGACATCGCCAGGGAGCTGGGCTGCCACGTTGACGAATATCTCAATTCTCCGCTTGTGGCAGACTGGGAGCATCTCGACAACTTCGGCGAGGCTCGAAACAAAGCATTCGCCAAGGCATACGAACTGGCAGGGAAAGACGGCTGGGTTATGTGGGCTGACTGCGACGACATTATCGAGCCGCACATGGTCGCGCCTACGCTGGCCGCACTTGAAGAATGCCCGCCAGAACAGGACTGGATATTGACCGACTACGTTATTCCAGAACAAGGCAAACGCGCCCCACGCGAGCGTTTCTTTCGTTACCAGACAGCATGGTGGCATCGTCCTGTGCATGAGAACGCGCAGCCTACAAAAGACGTGCAGGTCTATATGCGCCGCGATCTTGAAATCATACACCAACCTCCTATAGGCCACAGAAACAGCAGCGAGCGCAACCGCCGCATTCTAATGCACCAAGACCGGATGACTTCGCATTTTAAATTCTATTTGCACTACGAGAATTTCATTGCCGGCAACAAAGAACTCGCAGCCAAATACGGATCAGAAGCATTGGCTTTGACCGATCTGGACGGCGTCAACCGCTACGAGATTCTTTTAAACTGCGCGAACATTACGAGCGGAGAGACATCGCTCAACCTAGCACGCAAAGCAAAGGCACTTGAACCAAAACGCCGCGAAGCCTACGGGCTTGAGGCCAGCATCCTTCTTGATGATAAAAAATACCAAGACGCGTTGAAAGTCGTAGAAGAAATGCTCGAAGTGCCGACGCCTAAGTTCCCACAATGGACGCACCGAAAGGAATGGTATGGGTGGAAGGGTGATCAACTCTACGCATGGACGCTCCGACTGCTCGGACGCAACGAAGACGCCGAAGAGATCGAACGCGAGACGTTGGCTGGATCAAACAAGCCTAAAATCTCGCTAGTCCACGCAACGCGAGGACGGCCCGTGGAGGCCGTGCAATGCATGACGCTATGGTTGTCACGCGCAACGCACCCAGAGCGCGTAGAGCATATATTTGCAGTCGATCACGACGACGCCACGGCAGACGTTCTAAAACGATTCCGATCCGTGACGCAAAAAGAGGGTGGTTTTTCCGTCGGAGCTTGGAATCTCGGAGCCGCGCAAGCGACTGGAGATATTATCATTCAGTTATCTGACGACTGGGAGTGCCCGCCTGGGTGGGACGAGATGATAGAAAAGCGTCTCGATATTTCAAAACCGCAGGTGCTTCGTATCTCGGACGGATATAGAAAAGACGATTTACTTTGCATGGCGATCTTAACGTGTAAATATTTTCAAGAAAATGGACTATTTAACCCGCGATTCAGAAACGTATATAGCGACACAGACTTCACCTTTCGTGCCGCGAAAAATGGGGCGATTGTTGATGCTCGCGATATTAGTATCGTTCATCACCACCCGTTTTTTGAGGAGCGTCCGCTCGATGCTACATACCAACGCGGAAACGATCCGGCGGAATATGAAAGAGCAAAGGCAATCTTTGACGAACTTCACCCGAAATGAATAAGGACGTCACGTTGATCGTTTTTGAAGGCTTAAAATCAAGGCACGAACAAAGCGAAAAGCTGTTCAACCACCTTTGCGGACTAGGTGGATTCGGAGACGCCGTTTATATTGCCGAGGATTGCAACTATCAGCAGGCGATGCACTGGGAACTCGGTCGCTTCGCGGATTATTTCGACACTTCGCACGCGCTCATCTGCACGCACGATGGCTTTATTTCAAATCCGCACTTGTGGCAGGATTCGTGGCTTGAATATGACATGATAGGTGCGCCTTGGCCTGCGTTTTGGAACGTAGGACATCGCGTCGGCAATACCGGCTTCACGCTCCAGAGCCAGAAATTCCTACAAATGGCAGCAAAGGCCGAGGCACTCTGGAAAGGAGAGGCTGGCGATGTCTTCCTTTGCCGAACAATGGAGCAAGGCTTTCGCGATAACGGCATCAAATACGCGCCGGTAAACGTCGCAGCGGCGTTCTCTTGGGAGCATTACATCGAAGAAAATACGGCGGGGCCAGATCGTTCGTTCGGATTCCACGGTTGGGTTGCAGGGAAATCAGCGGAACAATATTACACGTTTTGAACATTCTCATCGTTTATCACTTGCGACTCGGAGACATCGCTCGTTGCTTGCCGATAGCGAAGCATTTCGCGGATCAGGGACACAACGTAATGTTTGAATGTCTACCGGAGTATCACGGACTTTTCGCGATGGTCGATTACTGCAAACCGCTTTACCCACAAAACGACCACAGCGGATTTCACCGCATCATAAACCTTCAAATATGGCCAGACTTGCACGAAGACTTTTGTGCGAGTCCGCTAGGGTGGAGTGATTACGTTTACGGACTCTTTCCCGAAGGCAAAGATATCGACAGGCAGATTGTTCTTAACTCTCCTGCCATCGTAACGCCTCCCGAACTTAGGTCATGGGTTCTTTGTTTTCCGACCGGATACTCGCAAGATAAAAAGATCGACCCTCGCGATGTTATTGCAGCCGCGCATCAAGTCGCAAACGGGCGTCCCGTTCTTTGCGCTGGCAAGGCCGCTCACGGCATGGCTGAGTTTGAGAGTATAGAATATATGTGCGCCTACATCCGAGACGCCAACGAGGTTGTGACGATCAACACCAGCACAAGCATCCTTGCATCGGCACTCCGAAAGAGCTGGGTTCATATCGCGGACAGCCCGAAGCACGATTTCACGCATCCGAATCAACGGCGTATCGAGCGCAAGTTTTGACGCCTTCCCCACAATGTGGGAATGCTCGACATATTTACTAATGACCTAGCCGCGATGCTGGACGATCTGCCGCTTGCGGTCACATTCGGAGAGCGTAATTTTCTCGCCAACCGAACAACATACCGGCGCGACAACAGCCTAGCGGACGGCGGATTCATGGACTCCGCATCAATGACGATCACGGCGGTCTACGACGCATTCGTGCAGACCATTTCTCTCGGTGACGTGCTTGTCATCGGGGGCCGGCGCTTTCGCGTTACGTCAGCCGAGCTTTCCCAAGACGCCGTCAGCGTCGATTTCAGCCTTGAGGACATTAACAAATGAGCATTTTCTTTCCAGAGGACGAGGGCCGCGAAGTTCCGAACGTCGATAACCAGCCGATCCTTCGCACCGAAATCATTGCAGGCGCAGCGGGGCCGACCGGATCGCAGGGGCCAATTGGGCCAGTTGGCGTTGGCGTAGTCACGGGCGGGTTTACGGGGCAAGTGCTCGCGAAGAAAACAAACGCTGACTACGACACCGAGTGGATCACGGGCGGTGGTGGCGGTGGATCAGCGATCTGGGGAGGCATCGCGGGAACGCTCTCGAACCAGACCGACTTGCAGTCCGCGCTTGATGCGAAACTGTCTTCTGTAACGTGGGGCAGCATCACCGGCACGCTTGCAAATCAGACCGATTTACAGACGGAACTCGATGCAAAGGCACTCAAGATCACAGCGATCACGGCAGGAACAGGGCTGACAGGCGGCGGTGATTTCTCGCAGTCTCGCACGATTGAAATGCTTCCCGACGTCCCTGCGGATTCGCTCAATTTCAACACGGCCGCGACCGAGACGAACGCCATCGGTAAGATGTTCTGGAATGCAACCGAAGGTGCACCGCAAGTCGGACTCGCAGGCGGAAACGTGCAGTTGCAAATGGGATCGATGCTTGTCGCCTACGTTCGCAATGGCGAGGCGACAACTTTAAACAAGGGCGAGGTAGTCTATCTTTTCGGAGCAACAGGCAACCGCGCAAGCGTCAAGCGAGCGTCTAACGTAGCCGATTCCAGCTCGTCCAAAACTATCGGGCTTGTTGCTGAAAGCATTGGCGCAAACCAAAACGGATTCATAATTACGCAAGGCGTTCTTGATGGTCTTTTACTTGGCTCGCCATATGTCCAAGGCGACTCGGTTTATCTTGGCAACACTCCAGGCACATTCACGCGAGTCAAGCCGACGCAACCCGACCACATCGTTTTTATCGGCGTTGTCGAACGTGCGAATGCTGGCAACGGGCAGCTTTACATCCGACCGCAAAACGGATTTGAGCTTGAGGAATTGCACGACGTGTTGGTGACTTCGCCAATAAACAATCAGACGATCCTCTGGAACTCAGCGATCACGCTTTGGACAAACTCAACTTTGACTATCGGCACGATCAGCGGACTCTCAGCCGATCTCAGCGGAAAGGTAACGGCAGTCGGAGCCACATCGCCCGTTGTTTCAAGCGGAGGGACAACTCCGACAATCTCAATGCCGGTCGCGACGGCTGCAACAAATGGATATCTAAGCTCAACAGACTGGAGCACGTTCAATGCAAAACAGCCAGCAGGCTCTTACGTCACGTCAGTTACCAGCGGCATTACCGGATCAACGCAACTTACAAACATGATGCAGATCACGTCTGCTGGGTATAGCGCGATCACCTCGCCAGCTGCAAACACGCTTTATATTATCGTAGGATGATCTTAACCGATTCCAGTTCTGCTCGTGTTCAATCTTCGGTTGTCACGTCGATTGTAAGCGTATCAGCTTCGTTTTTGCAATTCATGCAATATGCCGCATTAACCGTTTCAAGCGCGATTTCTGGCACTATCGGGCTTGTAAAAAATGGCGCGGCACAACTCACGCTTTCCGGAACTTGCACCTACACAGGGCCAACGCAAATTAACGCTGGAACGCTTGCCGTTACAGGCGCATCAACACTCAACGGAGTTATAAGTGGATCGGGATCATTGACAAAAACTGGAACGGCAATTTTAACAATAGGTGGCAACAATACTTACTCTGGCGGAACATCGTTTGTTTCATCTGGGTTAGCTGGACTGATATTATACACCTCAAGCAATGCTTTCGGAACGGGACTTTTTACTCTCTCTAACGCCGCAGGGCGAATTGATACAGGGAGTAGTGTAACTTTGCCTAACGACTTTCAATTAAACACTTCAATTCAGATTCGCACTCTTGGAGCAAACACAATAACTGTTACAGGTGATATTGCAGGGACTGGAAACATTGATAAAACAGGAAATGGAATTCTCATTCTGTCTGGAACATTAACCTACACAGGGCAAACAATTATTACAGCGGGAACAATACGAGCTTCAAAAACAACTGGTTCTTCAACAGCAACGGCATCGTTTGTAACAACTGCAACTTTAAGCGTTTCATTTAATGTTCCTCCTGCTGCTGGAACTCAGACTTTCCGCTTCTTCCAAGGTTCTACGAGCAGAACGTATACAGCGGTGACATTAGTAAATGCACCAGGACGAACAGCAACATACAACTCCACAAATTCAACCCTAACAGTAACATGATAATTCAACCGAACGAGCAGGGATGGGCATTCGACGAGTCAACCGCTTGGAAACTCGTTTACGATGGGAGCACGATCATCTTTTTTAATGAGACAGAAAAGGCGATCTCGACGCAAAGCGTGCTGTTCGTAGGCACAAAAGACGAATGCGAAGCAGAGATCGCGAGACTTGGGCTTGTTGACGTTACCGCCCAAGGGAATGATAACGGACTCGACATACACGCTGACGCTGGAGAAGGCACTAACTGATACTTTTGTTCTCGCGCTTCAGCAAGAAATGCAGAGCGCATTGGTGGTGACCGCCGCTGAGAACTTCGGCACGATGACATTGCCGGCGTGCTTCGTGAAATGCACTCGCCAACGCGAGAGCATTATAGACTCAGCCATTTTCCAGTTCTCGGTCGATATTGCTTTGATCGTGCAGGCCGACGACATGGATCAGATGGCGATGGAAAACTTGTGGTCACAGGTTCTATGCATTTCGCATGACATCGCCGGCCTAAAGACCAAACTCAACGCAGTTCGTCCGCAATACGCTTTTGTTTTCGGCATCCTTCGGGACGGGCCAGTTTCACTATCTTCAAATGAACGGCATTTCGAGCGGTCAGTCACGATCACCGTTCACGCCGCGCTTTTCGCAAGTTGACATTTTTCGCGAATTACTATGCCACC